AACCCTGTCTCAACCAATCGAGCCGATGCCCCTTGACCTAGCGGCCTGAGAAACCGAACCTTCACATGCCCGGAGCACGCCGCCAGGGAGTTTCCACAGCAATCGCGACACGACCCCAGGAACTGGCCAGCCTACAATGAAGCGCTCAAGCGCCGGGGCTCGCTGACGATCTGGTTTGACCCCGAGATGACCTGGGATGCCGCGCCGACAGGCAAGCGTGGTCGACAGCAGACCTACAGCGATCCTGCCATCCAGACGTGCCTGACGATGAAGGTGTTGTTCGGCATGGCGCTGCGACAGACGACCGGCTTCGTCGAGAGCCTGTTCCGACTGGTTGGCCTCGACTGGACGGTGCCCGACTTCAGCACGCTGTCGCGCCGTCAGAAGACCCTCGCCGTCAACATCCCCTACCGTGGGTCGAAGGGCCCGCTGCACCTGCTCATCGACAGCACCGGGGTCAAGGGCGAGGGCGAAGGCGAGTGGCAGGCCCGCAAGCATGGTGGCACCAAACGGGGATTTGGCGCAAGATCCACCTCGGGGATTGATGAGGAAACGCTGGAGATCCGAGCCGTCGAGATCACCGGGAGCCACATTGGTGACGCACTGGTCTTGCCCGATCTACTCAGCCAGATCCTGATTGGCGAAGAGATCGGCTCGGTGACAGCCGACGGCGCCTACGATACCCGCAATTGCCACGACGCCATCGCGGATCGCGGCGCCCACGCTGTCATTCCACCCCGCAAGACCGCGAAGCCGTGGCAGACCGTCACCGCCGGTGCCGCCGCGCGAAACGAAGTCCTGCGGGCCTCCAGATACCTCGGCCGCGCCCTGTGGCGACGATGGAGCGGATACCACCGCCGGAGCCGCGTCGAGACGAAGATGCATTGTATGAAGCTGCTTGGGCAGCGCCTCATGGCACGGGACTTCGACCGCCAGGTCGCGGAGCTCCAGGTCCGTATCGCCGTGCTCAACGGCTATACAATGCTCGGCATACCCGTCACGGATGCTGTGGGATAAGTCCGTCCGGCGAAAGGGGAACCTCGGCCATCACCCGATTTGTGCAACAGAGCCTTGACGAGCTCCAAATACAAAATATCGAGATTTGGAAAGCGTATCCGAGGATTGCACACTCAAGGCAAGTACCGAAGAAACACGGCGAAGCCGTCTGGGTGAGCAAAGCTGCCGATTTGGCTGTTCCTCCCCGTTTTCGGGTGGCGGACCTTGTCTTGGCCCGCCACCCGAAGATGCCGCCTAAGTCACCTTCTCCAGCAACGCCTTCGCCTTCCCCTCCATCATCAGCCGCGCATCCTGCTGCGGCTTCGATCGCGCCACGGCCGTGACCCTCACCCAGACGAGCCTCAAGGTCCGCATCCTCGGCAAGTCCGTCAACGCCGAGGTGCCGAGCAACGCCGCCGTCTTCGCCACCGGCAACAACCTGACCCTCGAGGGCGACATGACCCGCCGCGCCATCCGGGCGACGCTGGACGCGGGCGTCGAGAGACCCGAGCTGCGCGCCTTCGACCGCGATCCCCTCGCCATGGTGACGGCGCAGCGCGGCGACTACGTCACGGCCGGGCTGACGGTGCTGCGCGCCTACCACATCGCCGGTCGGCCCGAGATGCGCGCGCCGCTCGGCTCCTTCACCGACTGGTCGCGCTGGGTGCGCGACGCCTTGATCTGGCTGGGCGAGGCCGATCCCTGCGACACGATGGAGGGCATGCGCGGGGCAGACCCAAAGCTGGAAGCCCTGACCACTGTGCTGGAGCAATGGCGCGAGGTGATCGGCATGGACCGGGTCAGCGTTCGCGAGATCATCGAGCGCGCCACGGAACAGCGCCCGCAGCTCTACGGCCGGTCGGAGTTCATCCACCCCGAGTTCCGCGAGGCCCTGCTGCGCGTGGCGGGCGAAGGCGGCGCAATCAACGGCGGGCGGCTCGGCAAGTGGATCGGCGGGCAGCAGAACCGGATCGTGAACGGGCTGCGCCTGGTCTCCGCAGGCGTGTCGGCAGGGCGCGCGCGATGGCAGCTGGAGGTCGCGGAAGCCGGGGCGTCGCCGATCAACAACGGTTCTGAAGTTCTCCGGAGCCATGCCGATGCGTGACGCTCATTCCCGATCCGTCTGGTGGGTTTGGTGGACTTGTCCCCGTCCAAATCTGTGCTTGTCGCCCGAAGTGTCAGCGACGTGGAACGCCACGACACGTGACGCCATGCATCACGCCACCATGGATCACGTGACAGTTTACAGGGGCGGGCCGGATCACCCCACCAATCTCCACCATCCCCACCAGACAGATCGTCAACCGGCGGCACGGCCCGGCATGCCCCGCGACAACATCAGAACCGTCGTTAGCGGCCGGGAACGCCGGATCGCGGGCGGCCGGGCGGTTCCTCCTGGGCACATTCGTATGTGGGGACGCGCAGCGCATTGGCCCGCCAGCGTAAGGGGGCGGAAATGACTAAACTCGACAGCCACGAGACCAAGACCGCCTTCGCCGCCCGCGTCGGCCTGACCAAGGGCCGCATCTCGCAGCTGGTGGCCGAGGGTCTACCGGTGCGCGCGGACGGGCGGATCGACGTTGCGGTAGGGCTCGCCTGGATCGAGGACAACCTCGACCCGGCGCGGCGCAATCGCGGTGGTTTCGCCAGCGCAGCGCGCAATCCGACCACGCTGGCCGAGGCCAAGCGGCTGCATGAGATCGTGAAGGTGCAGCGCGCCAAGCTGGCCTATGAGCGCGAACAAGGCCAGCTGGTCGAAACCGCCGCCGCCACCAGGACCGTGTTCGCGCGCGCCCGTGCCGAACGCGACGCGCACATGGCGTGGGTCCAGCGCACGGCGCCCCTGCTGGCGGCCGAGCTCGGCGCCGATCCACGCGCCACCTTCGCCGCCCTCGACCGGATGATGCGCGAGCATCTCGAACACCTGGCCGACCTGCCGCTGGGGAGCTTTGGCGATGGTGCCTGAGATCGACCTCGCCTGGCGGCGCGGCATCCGCCCCGAACCGCCCATCCCGGTCTCGGACTGGGCCGACCGGCATCGCATCCTGCCGCCGACCTCGGCCGAGCCAGGGCGCTGGCGCACCGACCGCACGCCCTATCTGCGCGCCGTGATGGATGCGCTCTCGACCGCCAGCCCCTGGGAGCGCGTCGTGCTGATGAAGGGCGCGCAGACCGGCGGCTCGGAGGCCGGGCTGAACTGGCTGGGCTACATCATCCAGAACGCGCCCGGCATCGCCATGCTCGTGATGCCCTCGCTCGACATGGTGCGCCGGAACACCACCGTGCGCATCGACCCGCTGATCGAGGCGACGCCGGCGCTCCGCGAACTGGTCGCCGCGCCCCGCTCCCGCGACGCGGGCAACAGCCTGTTCCGCAAGTCCTTCCCCGGCGGCCAGCTGGTGATGACCGGCGCGAATAGCGCGGTCGGCCTCCGCTCCACGCCCGTCCGCTACCTGTTCCTGGACGAGGTGGACGGCTATCCCGGCGACGCCGACGGCGAGGGCGACCCCGTCGATCTCGCGATCCAGCGCACCGCGACCTTCCGCGGGCGGCGCAAGATCTACATGGTCTCCACGCCCACGCTGAAGGGTCATTCCCGCATCGAGGCCGCCTTCGAGCACAGCGACCAACGCTTCTATCACGTCCCCTGCCTGCATTGCGGCGACATGGCCCCGATCACCTGGGCGCGCATCCGCTGGCCCGAGGGGCGGCGCGACCAGGCGCATCTGGTCTGCGAGGACTGCGGCGGCATCCACCACGAGTACGAGAAGCCCCGCCTGCTGGCCGCAGGGGAATGGCGCGCAACCGCCGAGGGCGATGGCCGCACGGCGGGCTTCCACCTCTCCGCGCTCTATTCCCCCTGGGAGACATGGGCCGAGATCGCCGCCGAGCACGGCCGCGTCCGCAAGGATCCACCCCGCCTGCAGGTCTGGGTCAACACCAAGCTGGGCGAGTCCTGGGAGGACCAGGCGGGCGACACCGTTCCCGCCGACCCGCTGATGGCCCGGCGCGAGGACTGGGGCGACGCGCTGCCCGCCACCGTGGCCGTGCTGACCGCGGGCGTCGACGTGCAGGGCGACCGGATCGAGGTGCAGATCCTTGGCTGGGGCCGCGACGAGGAGGCGTGGGTGATCGACTACCGCGTGCTCTGGGGCGACCCGTCCGGGCCGCGGCTCTGGGCCGATCTCGACATGGTGCTGCAGGCGACCTTTCCGCATCCCGCGGGGCTCGACCTGCCGGTGCGCGCCGCCGCCATCGACACCGGCGGCCACCACACCAAGATGGCCTACGAGTTCTGCCCCACCCGTCTCGCCCGCCGCATCTGGGCGATCAAGGGCCGCGGCGGGCCCGGCATCCCGGTCTGGCCGCGCCGCCCGACGCGCACGAACAAGGGCAAGATCTCGCTCTTCATCGTCGGCGTGGACGCGGTGAAGGACGCGGTCTACGCCCGCCTGCGCCTCACCGAGCCCGGCCCGGGCTCGATCCACTTCCCCCGCCGCCTCGACGCCGACTATTTCCGCCAGCTGACGGCCGAACGCGTCGTCACCCGCTTTGATCGCGGCCGTCCAATCCGCTCCTGACAACCCAAACGCGACGGCGAGCGCAACGAGGCCCTCGACACCTTCGTCTACGCTCACGCCGCCCTGCATGGCCTGATCAGCATGGGGCTCAGGCTGAACGAGGAGGTGGAGGGGGTGGCAACAGTGCCAGTGCGCCCTGGCACCAAGGCCGCGGGGGTGATCCGATCCCCTTGGCTGTCATGACGTTGCGCGGTTGGAGGACTTCTCTGAAAACCCTTGCACGCACGAAACTTGCTTGTCGATATCATGAGTATGCCGGGATGCAGATTCAAAAAAGAATATGGAAGAACAGAGGGGCGTAGGCGCTTACCGATGTGGACCTTGGAAGCGCTTGGATGTAACGTGAACGAGAACAATAACAGAACGAGGCGAGCCAGTGACAGAGGCGGTTAGGTTCACAAAACGCTATGGCGACGTTGACGAGGCCAAGTCGGACGGCGTGACCTACACCCCTCGGGCACTTGCCGATTTCGTCGCTGGCCGCATTGCGGCAACCGCCAACCTACCATCGGCGCGGGCTGCCCGGGTTCTGGACCCTGCGGTTGGCCACGGCGAATTACTCGTCGCCCTTTTGGACCAAATTGATGGGCCAGTTGAAGTCTATGGCTTTGAGACCGACCCCCTGTCGCTGGCAGAAGCGCGCGAGCGCCTGTCGCGCGAACACCCGCAGGCCGTTCTCAACCTCCGCCTCGGGAGCTTCCTAGACCATGTCCTTGACGACTTCGCGGGCGGTCTGTTCGGCACGGCAGAGTGCTATGATCTCATCATCGCCAATCCGCCCTATGTGCGCACACAGATCATCGGGGCTGACCGTGCCCGCCAACTTGCACAACAATTCGGGCTGGCTGGGCGCGTTGACCTGTACCACGCTTTCCTGTTGGGGATGACAACGGTTTTGGCGCCAGATGGTGCCGCCGGCTTCATCGTCTCAAACCGCTTCATGACGACCAAGGGCGGCGCATCCGCCCGTGCCGGGATGACGACCGGCCTCCGGCTGCGCGAAGTCTATGACTTGGGCGATACAAAACTGTTCGATGCTGCAGTGCTACCCGCCGTGCTGATCGCACGGGGCACTGCGGCGGAGCCCGCGACACCGTCTTTCTTCACGATCTACCAGACGAAGGACGAACCCGAGCACACAGCCGCCGACCCGATTGAAGCCCTAGAAAAACATGGCGCGGTGGCTATTCCCGATGGCCGGACCTTCCTTGTTCAGCATGGAACGCTAGACACGGGCGGGGATCCCGCTGGGGTTTGGCGGCTGGCATCGGCCGACGTCGAAAGCTGGCTGGCAACCGTCGAGCAGCATACTTGGGGAACGTTTCGTGACATTGGCAAGATCAGGGTCGGGATCAAGACATGCGCCGATAAGGTCTTCCTGCCAAAGGTATGGGACCGGGAGTTAGAGCTGCACCGCCCACTGACCACGCACCACATCGCCCGACGGTTCCGGCCCGAGCCGCACAACCGAAAGGTCCTGTACCCACACCAGGTGGTTGACGGCAAGAAACGGGCTGTGGACCTGTCGAGGTACCCGGCCAGCCGCGCCTACCTTGAGCAACACCGGCAGACGCTAGAGGACCGCAGTTACGTTATTGAGGCTGGGCGGAAGTGGTATGAAATCTGGGTCCCGCAAAACCCGGCGGATTGGCCCGGGCCGAAGCTCGTGTTCAGAGACATTTCCGAGCAACCGACTTTCTGGATGGACCTAGAGGGGACGGTTGTAAATGGCGACTGCTATTGGCTGACTGGTGATGAGAACCTATTGTGGCTCGCTGTGGGCGTGGCCAACTCCACCTTTATCGAGCGCTTTTACGACCTTCGATTCAACAATAAGCTCTATGCAGGGCGGCGGCGGTTCATCACCCAGTATGTTGAGCAGTTCCCTCTCCCCGACCCCGAAAGCAGCGTCGCACGGGAGATTGTGGCCGCCTGCCGTGATCTTTACGCCCGGCTGGCCAACGGCCCCGACCCGGACCTTGAGCAGCGGATTGATCGGATGGTGTGGGCCGCGTTTGGCCTACCTGTCGAAGAAGTCTGACGGCAGCGGTATCTGGAGCTTCTTGTTGAGGACCTTCCCGCCAAACTGCGGGAAGCGCGAGAAGAAGCTCGCTCCTGTCGTCAGGTACAGATGGGTCAGCGTTACCTCAGCCCCGTCCGTCTGGGCATAGAACAGAGCATAGCGCACGTCGCAGTGTCGCACCTGCGTTCCAGCGATCTGGGGCACGTCCAACGGCTCATCGCTTGCCGGCCTAACCAACCCGAGGTCGATGGTCGGCGATGTCTGAAGCTTGACCTCCAGCACCTGGTTCCGAACATCGGGGAAACGCCCATCGTCGCGGTAGTCAGCATAGCCCAGAAGTTCGCACACGATGCGGTGCAGCGCGGCACCCCTGTTGCGCTCCTGGTCCCAGCCGGCATCAGGGAAGGACCTGCCAACTGCTCCGCGCAGCCGCTCGAAAACTTCGCCAATAGGAAGGAGAAGGCCGTGCGCCGGGTGGTCTATCGGGCTGACAGTCTGGGCTAGGTTCGCACCGGCCCGGGTGTGGGGCAGAAGGGCATCGGTGTCGGTCGGAGATACCAGCTCCACAGATGCTGACCCCGGAATCAGCCGTGCCTGATATTTTTGCGTCAAGGTGCCGGTTGTATCAAGCTGAGCGAGTTCTTCGCCGTTCACGACCTTGACCCGCGCAATCTGGTCAGCCTCATCGACCCGCAGGATCACGTACCGCCGAGAGGGCGAAAGCTCTTCGTTCCACACCTGTAGGTTGTTCGACTTCTGGGCGTAGGTATCGAACATTTGGCCGACAAAGCGGGGCTGTGTTTTCTTGAAGCTTGGGGGTACGGGGTAGCCCAGTGCGCGGCACACATTTTCCTTTACGACTTTGGATCGTGTCCGAAGCGCCAGACCGGCAAGGCTGATGCCGCGCAGTCTCTCGTCGAGCAGAGCCTCGAGTTCGGGTGTTGGAACCCATAGCACTGGGTCACCAATCTCAATCGGATCGTAGATCGTGAGGCCGCTTGCCGCGATAGCTTCTGCGTAGTTCCTGCCCATTCCGCCTCGACATTCTCAACTTATTGAGAAGCCTAGCAGTTGGGTCCATGATCGCCTAGTGGCCTCGTTTCCGACCACACACCGACATTGCAAATCATTCCCAATAGCTTGAGGGTCCGTTTCGGGCGATTCTGTCGCCCATGCGGACCTTCCTCCATCGCCTTCTCGGCCTCGCGCGCGATCGCGGCTTCGACGCTGCGGGTGGCGGGCGGCGTTGGGAAGGAGCGCGGACGGTCGATGGGCTGAACGCCGCGATCCTGGCGGGCGCGACCACGGCGGCGCGGCGGGCCGGGTGGTATGCGCGGAACAACCCGTGGGTCGCGGCGGCGGTGGACAGCCTGGTCGGCAATGTCGTCGGCGCCGGGATCAAGCCGCAGTCCACCCACCCCGACCGGGCCGTGCGCGAGCGCCTCCAGGCGCTCTGGCTGCGCTGGACGGATCACGCCGCCCCGGACGGGCTGGCCGACTTCTACGGGCTGCAGGCCATGGCCGTGCGCGCGATGGTCGAGAGCGGGGAGAGCTTCGCCCGGCTGCGCGTGGCCAGCGACGCCACCGGCATCCCCCTCCACCTCGAGCTTCTGGATCGCGAGCAGGTTCCCATGGACCTGCATCGCGAGATCGGCGGCGGGGCGCGGATTCGCGCCGGCATCGAGTTCGACTCTGCCGGTCGCCGGGTCGCCTACCGGGTCTTGTCCTCCCGCCCCGGCGATCCGCTGGGGTCTCTCCGCATGGACCCGCTCCGCGTCCCCGCCGCCGATTGCCTGCACCTGTTCAAGCCGCTCGCGGCGGGCCAGCTGCGCGGGATCACCTGGCTCGCGCCGGTGCTCCTGCGGCTGCACGAGCTCGACCAGTTCGAGGATGCCGCACTGGTGAAGGCCAAGGTCGCGGCGCTGTTCACCGGCTTCATCACAGATCCGGACGGCACGGCGGGCGGACTCTCGGGCACCAATACCGGCGGCGCGCTGACCGTGGGCATGGAGCCCGGCAGCCTGATCCCGCTCCCGCCCGGCACCGACATCCGTTTCTCGAACCCGACCGAGCACGACGCCTACGCGCCCTTCGTGAAGAACCACCTGCGCGCCGTCGCGGCGGGGCTTGGGCTGCCCTACGAGCTGGTCTCGGGCGACCTGGAGGGTGTGACCTATTCCTCGATCCGCGCCGGGCTCATCGAGTTCCGCCGCCGGGTCGAGCAGCTTCAGCACAACGTGGTGGTGCACCTGTTCTGCCGCCCGGTCTGGGAGCGGTTCGTGCGCCTCGCGGTGCTGACCGGCGACCTGCCCGCGCGCGACTTCGACCGGAACCCGGACGCCTACCTCGGCTGCGAATGGCTGCCGCCGAAGTTCGACTACGTCGATCCGATGAAGGACGTGCAGGCCGAGATCATGGCGATCGGCGCGGGGCTCAAGAGCCGGTCCCAGGCGATCTCCGAGCGCGGCTATGACGCCGAGCAGGTGGACGCCGAGATTGCGGCCGACCGGGCGCGCGCAGACGGGCTAGGGCTCAGCTTCGCTCAGACTGCGCCGCAACAGAAGGAGGAGGCCGATGGCTGATACCATGGAGCTGCTCACCCGCCGCGCGATGCTCGCGCCCGCCACGGCCGATCCGGAGGCCCGCACGGTCGAGGTGGTCTGGTCCACCGGCGCACCGGTGCGCCGTCGCGACATGGCGGGTCCATACATCGAACGACTCAGCCTCGCGCCCGAGGCCGTCGACCTGTCGCGCCTCGAAGGCGCCAGCGTGCTGGACGCGCATCGCCAGACCGCCGTGCGCGATGTGCTCGGCTCCGTCCGCAGCGCCGCCGTCGACGGCAAGCGCGGCACGGCGTTGATCCAGTTCTCGTCCAGGCCCGAGGTTGAGCCGGTCTGGCAGGACGTGCTGGCAGGCATCCTGCGCCACGTCTCGGTCGGCTACTCCGTCGAGGATTGGGCCGAGACCGCCGAGAACGGCGCGCGCGTGCTGACCGCCGTGCGCTGGACACCTCACGAGATTTCCCTGGTGCCGACGCCCGCCGACCCCGGCGCCCACATTCGCATGGAGACAGAGATGACCGAGACGACCGCCACCGCGGCCCCACCCGAGGCACAGAAAGAGACCCGCGCCGAGGTGAACGCGGAGATCCGATCCATCGCTCGCATCGCCGGGCTGGACCAGTCCTGGATCGACGGCCAGATCGACGGAGGCGCGGACCCCGACACCGCCCGCCGCGCGGCCTTCGAGGCGCTTGCGAAGCGCAGCGCACCGTCGATCCGCACCGAGCAGGTCCGCGTCGAGATGGGCGAGAGCCAGGACGACCCGGCCTTCCGCGCGCGGCAGATGGGCGAGGCGCTCTACGCCCGGATCAACCCGCGCCACGAATTGAGTGAACCGGCGCGGCGCTACGCCTATTCCACGCCGGTGGACATGGCGAAGGAGCTGCTGACGCTCCGCGGCGAGTCCACCATGGCGCTGTCGCCCGCGAGCCTCGTGACGCGCGCGCTGCACACCACCTCCGACTTCCCCATCATCCTCGGGGACACGGTGGGTCGTGTGCTGCGCGACGCCTACCAGGCCGCGCCTTCGGGCATCCGCCGCCTCGGCCGCCAGACCACGGCGCGGGACTTCCGCGCGGTGAACAAGATCATGCTGGGCGAGGCGCCGCTGCTGGAGAAGCTGAACGAGCACGGCGAGATCAAGGCCGGCACGATGGCCGAGGCGCGCGAGGCCTACAAGGTCGAGACCTGGGCGCGGAAGATCGGGATCACCCGGCAGGTGCTGGTGAACGATGACCTCGGCGCCTTCGCAGACCTCGCTCGCCGCATGGGCCAGGCCGCGGCCGAAACCGAGGCGCGGATCCTCGTCGCCCTTCTCGAGGCGGGCAGCGGAAACGGGCCCACGATGTCCGACGGCAAGACGCTGTTCCATGCCGATCACGGCAACAAGGCGGGCACCGGGGCGGCGATCTCCGATGCCACTCTGTCTGCCGCCCGGCTGGCGCTCAGGACGCAGAAGGGCATCGAGGACCGCACCATCCGCGTGACGCCGCGCAACCTGCTTGTCCCGCCCGCGCTGGAGACCACGGCCGAGAAGTGGCTGGCCAGCATCGCCCCGGCGACCGCGGCCGACGTGAACCCCTTCTCCGGGTCGCTCTCGCTGGTGGTCGAGCCGCGACTGTCCAGCGCCACCCGCTGGTACGTCACCGCAGACCCCGGCGAGATCGACGGGCTGGAGTTCGCCTATCTCTCTGGCGCGGAGGGCCCGCAGGTCGAGAGCCGCTCTGGCTGGGACGTGGACGGCGTGGAGATCCGGGTGATCCTCGATTTCGGGGCCGGGTTCATCGACCATCGCGGCTGGTTCATGAATGCGGGCGCGTGAGCATGGCCGACCTCGTCCAGCTCACCGCCTGGCGGGACGCCCTGATGGCCGCGCGCTACCGGGGCGTCCGCACCGTCGAATACGACGGCAAGCGCGTCACCTACGCGAGCGACGGCGAGATGGCCGCCGCGCTCGCAGATCTCAACCGGCAGATTGCAGGAGCGACCGACCGCATCTCGGTCGTCCGCATCCAATCCTCGAAAGGGCTCTGAGATGAAGAACTACCTCCAGAACGGCCACATCGTCCGCGTCACCACGCCCGCTGGCGGCATCGCCTCGGGCGACGCGCTGATCGTGGGCCACATCTTCGGAATCACCGCCTATTCCTCGGCCGAGGGCGACCCGGTCGAGCTCTCCACGAACGGCGTGTTCCAGCTGCCGAAGGCCAGCGCCGCGGTACTGAGCGTTGGCGCGCGCGTGGCCTGGGACAACACGGCGAAGGAAGTCACCACCCCGGCCGCGGGGCGCTTTCCTATCGGCGTCGCTGTCGAAGCCGCCGGGAACGGCGTCACCAGCGTCGCGGTGCGGCTGGACGGGGTCGCGACGGCGGCGGCCTAAGGATCAGTCGGCGTGCTCGCCCTCGCGGAACGCCATGTCGGTGATCTCGCGGAGGCGGGCGCGGTAGTGCTCCAGCGTCCCGACATCACCCCAGTTCAAATCGTCGGGGCTGCACTCGAAGTGGTCGGCGCTGAGCGCAGCGAGGCGTTCGAGCATCGCGTCGATCTCGGTCTTGGCCGAGATGAATGCGGCGAGCGCGGCGTCGTTGGACTTGGGCATGATGGGCTCCGACAGAGTGTCCTGATCCTTCAGGCTCTTGTCGGCTACGATATCAAGTCGGGAGCGACCGCTATTCGGAGGGCGTGAACGCGATGCCCTTATCCGGGAAGGCGTCACGCAGCTCGATCATGGCCTGCTCCCACGCGGTGCCGCCCCACTGGCTGGAGAACGCATAGGTTCGCCCGCCGAAGTGGAGAAGTTCATCATCGTCGGTGAAGAAGCGTTTCGGGTCGAAGTTCCGCCCCTCCCTGGCGCGGGTTTCCTTTGCCAAGCGAGTAAAGTCTTCTCCCGTCACCTCGCCCTCGACTGACACGAGGGCCCGGTTGGCCCGCGGACCACAATGCTTGGCGACTTCCTCCGGCGCGATGCCGCTCGCCACGAGGTGGCGGAACACCTGATAGATCGCGTGTCGCTTCCGCAGCGCCGTCAGTTGGCGCCCGCCGAGGGTGACGTCGTAGCTGGTCCAGTCTCGCGTGTCCGTGCGCGCCTCGCGCTCCTTGCGTTTCTTCTCGGTGACGCGGACCTGGTATTCTGCGACCTCCGGAAGCGGGATGATCTGCTGGACATCAACGAGGACACGACCATCGATGCCGTAGGGTTGTAGGCGCACGCAGCGGATGTCGATGCCGCGTTCGATCAGCCAGAGAACGGATGTCGTCAGTTCGCGGCTGAACTCGGCCGAGGCCAGGACGATCCTGACGTCCTGCGCGAAGGCATCCTCGTCGGGCTCGTCCCAACCGAGGTAGTCGAGCAGTTCGGCACGTGCATCCGTGTCGGCCTTGCCGATCTGCGTGAGATAGCGCGCGAACACATCGGCAGCCTGGTCGAAGGTCATGGTGGAGACCATCGACGCGTAGCGGATGGCCTGCAGTTCCATGTGGCCGCCGTCCTCGGTCCGCTTCAACTCGATCACTACGAGGTTCGCGTCGCGGTCAATGCCTAGGAGATCGATACGCCGGCGCGACTCGTCCCAGTCCCCGAACTCCTCCGCGATCACCAGCGTGTCGGGTGCGACCACGGCGATGTTCGCCCGCAGCAGGCGCTGCAGATCGCGCCGCTCCTGCAGCTGCACCAGACCGAAGGTAGTCTTGCTGAGGGGACGGATTTCTTCGCTGGCAAACTCGTAGATCGGCATGGGCAATTCGGACCTTTCGGGAATTGTTCCCATCCAAGCGCAGCGGCACCGCGCGGGCAAGCACCATTGGTCGCGAACGCCCCGCGAACATCGGCCCCATCCCGTGTCGCATCCGTGTTGCACGGAGGAATCGGGGCCTGTCGTAAGCCTTTGGAATCTTTGGGGAGTGTTCGGGAAGGCTCTGCAACACGGAAAGAGCGCACAGTTAACGCCCTGTGCTGGCCTAAGCCTTTGATATCTTGCCGGAAAGTTTGGTTGCGGGGGTAGGATTTGAACCTACGACCTTCAGGTTATGAGCCTGACGAGCTACCGGGCTGCTCCACCCCGCGCCAATGAAGCCTAGCTATGTCGATTCACGGGGAACTGCAACAGGTCCGTGACATATTTTTCGGTGGGCGCGAGATAATCGGGATAGGTGAAACACATGTCGAGGAAACCGTCGAAGCACAAATCGTTGCCATTGCCGCCGGCATGAGAGGTGGCTCGGGAAATCTGAACAGCCGGGATAAGTGGATTTTCCGCGCACCAGCGGTCGTGTCGCGATTGCTGTGGAAACTCCCTGGCGGCGTGCTCCGGGCATGTGAAGGTTCGGTTTCTCAGGCCGCTAGGTCAAGGGGCATCGGCTCGATTGGTTGAGACAGGGTTTCCCAGCCGTCTA